GGTCGACAGTAAGTTGTAACTTATCGTCTGCCAAAGTTTGTGTGTTTACAGTTTGACCTCTAGCGTAGTCGCTCACAGTAATTGAGGGCTCTTTCACGATATTTACCGTGTCGCCAAAATTTTCAATTTCTCCAGCGTAATCAGTGTTAGTAATATCTTCAACAACTGATGCACGTCTGAAAAACTTTTGAACCTTTTGACTATATACTGCTGGTACCCAGTTACCCGAAGGTAAATTTTGGTAGCCAGTAGCTAGTCCCATTGTAGCCATGTGTTAGCCTCCAATTATATTGTTAGTATTAAGGTTGGATTCTACCTTCTCTTACAGCTTTATCGATATCTTCTTCATACTTAGCATACTCACGAACACTCATTTTACTGATTTCAGCATTAGACCAAACTTTCTTAGGTATAGCACCTTCAGTTGATTCAGCCTTTCTAGTCTTAGATACAACTTTAGCAGCTTCTTGCTTAATATTCTTTTCCTGTCTATTGGAATATTTCCCAAGTCCTTTATCCATTTTATACAAGTCGATTGCTCTTCCTGCTAATTGTGCATTAGCTTTATTTTCATAAAGCCAATCTTGAATAACTGGATCTTGTTTAGTAGCCCATTCATGAAACTCGTCTTTTGAACGAATCTCTTGATAGTCAGGATGAATTTTAAGAAGTTCTACTTCAGCTTTTTCTTGTGACACTTGCTCCTGTTGAGCTTGAAGATTTTGATATTTAGTCTCCATCTCTTTTGCACGAGTATCTGCTTTGTTCATAGCAATGGTTTCAACCATATCATAAACATCTGGATACTCATTTTTCCAAGTCTCAAGTTCTTCTTTTGACTTGGGTGGAACAATATGCTTAGTAGAATGTTCTAATTGAGTTCTTAAAGTACGAACTTCATCTTTATGCTTTCCGAGTGTAGAATCATAGTGTCTTTTCAAATCGTCATAACGTTTCTTAAAGACACGGTCTTCCGCATTTTCAGGGCGTTCAGTTGAAGGAGTAGCATTACCATCTGAGTTTGCAATTTCTTTAGATGCTTCTGTGTCCTTTTGAACGGTTGCTGTTTCTGCTTTCTCTCTATGAAACTTCTCTAATTCACCTTTAGCAAATGCTTCAATTTCAGGATCACTTGCGTCATCATGTTTTTTATACACATTAGCTTTAGGTTTTTTAAAAAGTTTCTCTTTAGGAGCTTCAACTTCATTTGAAGTTGTTGCTTCTGTTTCTTTATTTTCCATTTTTTCCTCTTAGGTTTGAGTGCCTTATGGATAAGGGTAGCTCACTTCCATAATTTGTGGGCTGATACTATGTTTGCATTATAGCACCTTCATCTATTCCAGAGTCAACTCTTTCGAGTGTTTCTTCCATACCAGATTCAGGTGTTTCTGCCATTTGTGTATCAGGTGGCACATTTTGTTGATCCATCGAAGAAGCTTCTTGTAAATCAGTAATAAAATTAGTTACTGCTTCCGTTTCATCTCCTCCACCATATCTTTTGATAGCAAAATTTTTTGCTACAGATACAGGTATAATAAGGTTCTCTTCAGCTGATCCTGCTTCATCCAATAAAGGAGTTAAATCAGGAACAAGTTTTTTGAGAACATTACTAACAGATGGAGATAAAACTGTAGCTAATACAGTTCTGTCTTCATCTGTTAAATTTTGTACTTTTTGTAATAAATCATCTCGTTGAGGTGCTTGCTCAACTTGTTGAATTGGTGCTTCTTGTCTTATAGGTTTAGGCTTAGATTGTTTTTTACCAAATAATTTATTCATTCCAGATAAATCAGGTGCTTTTATAGCATCTGGTTTTTGGCCTATAATACCTGTTGTTGTTACTTGTTGTTTTGAATCTATAGCCATTATTTTTTCCTTTGTTCTACTTGTCTTAAAACTTCTTTTACCATTGTAATCAGCAAATTCAATATCATTAATAAAGATTCTTCTACCTGTTGTATCTAATGAATAAACAACGGGTATCTTATCAATCTTATATCATATGAGACATTTCTCCCCAACCACCGCCTGCACCGCTACCGCTATTGCCACCATTGCCGCTATTGCCGCCATTGCCGCCATTGCCATCGCCAGCTTGTTGATTTTTTTTAGCTTGTGCTGCGTTTATTTGTTTTTCAAATTCTTTTGTTTTGTCATTAAATGCTTTTTGTCTTTCTGGAGAAAGTTTATTTATTCTTGCTTGAGTTTTTGCAGATTTTCTAGTTGAAACTCTATTTCTTGCACCTTGCATTATATCACCTTTAGCAGATACCATATTCATACCAGCAAATACCTTCTCAGCAGGATCACCAGCCACTCTTCCAGCATCTACATTACCACCTCTAGTTTTATAACCTAAAGAAGTTAATGCATTTTTATTTTCAGTTTGTCTCCTTCTATCTGCGTCAGTAACTCCAAACAGTGCATCAAGTGCTCCACTCATTAGTTTTACAGTTACTGGCACTATTTTTAAACTCTTCTTACCCTTCTCAACTAGTTCTTTAGCATTAGTTTTTAATATGTCTTTTAATTTTGTAGTAATTAAATTTTTTCCTACTTCTTTTACTCCTTTCAAATCAGGTGTTGTTAGTATATCTGGAAAAAATTGATTTCCTACTAGTGTGCCTTTTGTTGGTTGATCAGAGATGCCATAGTTTGGTACTTTGCCTGTGGAAATTGTTTTAGGCCCTCGTGAAAAATCTCCGATAGGTGCATCAGGTATAATACCTTCAAAAAATAATTTTCCTGGAGCAATAGATTTTTCATAAAATTTTCTATTTTGATCAACTAAGGCTTTTGCCTCATCAATATTTTTCCTTTCATTAGGGTTGGATCTATTTGCGTTAGCAATAGTATCATTATAAACCTTTAGAGATTGATTATAAGCTAATAATGCTTTATTTTGCTCTGGATCTTTAGTTAAATTTTCAACTTTAATACCTGAACCAGGGGGAGTAGGTTGAGTGTCTCTGTCGATGTCTAAATATGGAGGAGTTCCTGTATATTCAAAACCACCTTCTGCTGAATGATATCCTTCAGGATAAGTTCCACCTGCTTTCTCTAACATCTCTTGTGTACGATTATCATAATATGTATCACCACTACCACCACTATAGCCGCCACCGCCAGAACCTCCACCACCTCCACCACCTGAAGATGTATCAATAAGTTGACATACCCCATCAACTAATTTATATCCATCTGGACACGGATCTGGAGTATCATCATCTGGATCACCATCATCTGGTGTGTCATCATAAGCTGCTTGATCTATTGCAGGTAAAGTTAAATCAGGAAGTTTTACAAATCCAACTTCATTTGTTGTAAAAATACCTGTAGTAGGATCTTGTATTAATTCAATGGTGCCACCACCAATTCTATTTGGGTCCCAAGTTTGTATTGTCATATATTAATATTTAGTTTTATTGCGTTTGTTCGCCTCTTCCAGGTTGAGTATTTGCCGCACTAAAGCCAGCTTCCCCTGGCATTGGTGCATTACCTGTACCGATGTTGCCACCTCCAGCTCCTGTTGGATCTGTTGGCGAAGCTCCTGGAGGTACTGGGCTAGTCTGTCCCATTTGGTCTTGTCTTCCAGTAGCGGCAGTATTGTTTTGATTTCCATTTGCCATTCCCATTATTTGTGCATAGATCGCAGCTTTATCTGGATCGTTGATTAATTGATCAGGATCAATATCTAAAGATTTAGCTATTTCTTTTAAACATGTGTGCCATCTAACAAATGGTGCAAGTGCAGGATTAGATGCTGTTTGCATAAATGTCATTAATCTTTGAGATCTTACTTCTTTTTGCATCAAAGAAGCAGTGCCTTGTGCTTTGATTTCTAGATCACCTATTATATGTGGAGAGTCATCATTAAATTGCATGTTCCAATGAAATAATGATTCACCTAGGGGCTTTAATAAATAGTCGTCAATATTTTTAATTACTGTTTTAATACTTAGTGCTGCAGCACCCATTAGCATTGACATGCCTGCTGCTGTTCTAGTTGTAGATTGTACACCTGTTGCACCATGTGAGTACGAAGGTATACCAGTTGCTTCATCTGCTAACTGTCTAAACTTATCAAACATTTGTAAATTTTCATATGCAGTATTAGGAAATTTTAATCCATGTATTGCTGCTCCTGGTTGACCACTTTGTCTTCTAAATATTTTACCAGGAAATACTTTCATATCTTGACCAGGTACTAGCATAGTTTCATCTACATCAAATACTAAATTACCTGCAAGTGCTAAGTTATCAATTGCCATTCTTGCATGGCCATTCATAACTTGTTGTGAGTCTTCCATATTTTCTGGAATACCAATTCCAAAAAATTGATAAGGATTTAATTCATATGGGCATACTAAATATGGTAGTCTAACTGGTGTAAATGGATTTTCTATTAATCTTAAAACTTTATTACCACATATCCATGCGTTAATATGTATTACATCTGAATTAGTATTATATACTAAACCACATTCATCTGCAGTTTTTTTATCTATAGTACCCCAATATTCTAATATCTCAAATCTATTTTTATAAATATTTGTAATATTTTCTCTATCATATAAAGAAGATTCAAATCCTCTTGTTTGATAATTAGGACCCATCTCTAAACATTCTTGAATAGCTTCAGAATTAAACATAGGTTTTTTTCCTAAGTTTTCAAATTGTGCCTTATTATAAGAATGTCTTTGAATTACATAATCACAATCATTAATATTTGTTGCATTTGGATCTGGATAAAAATCCCAACAACTAATTGCTTCAATTGAAGGTACAGCTTTAACTTTAGTTGCATGAATCCTTTGAACATTACCTTCATCATCTTCTGCAGTAGAAAATAAATTATATTCTTTTGAATCTGTAAAAGGTCCTTTTAAAATTCCTGTTCCAAGTAATGCCATTTCAAAAAATATATGACGCATAATTGTAATAGCTTTACTTTCTTCTAACTGATCATGTATCAGTTTTTGCATTTGTTCTGCAGCCATTCTTGCAGGCTCTATCTGTGGAGTACCTGTACTAGATGGGCCTTCTTCAAAACCTAAATTTTCATATTCCTGATTTAAATTTTTCATTAAATCATTTACAGTTGCACCTGGTGGAATATTTGCACCATCACCATTAAATCCATATGGATCAGGTTGTTGTTGTGGTTGCTGCTGCTGTTGTTGTTTAGGATTTAAATGTGCTTTTTCTGCTATATTTTCTGGTACTGATGTAGGGGATACCCCTAGTGGAAATTTACCTTGAGCAAATAAAACTTCTATTATTTGTCCAAATGAAGCAAGTACTTTAGTCTTTGTTATTTTAACAAATACTTTTGACTTTTCATTGGAACGAAAAGCCATTTCAGGACCATAAAGTCCTCTATAATTTCTATAGGCTTTTAACCAACGTTTTTCATCATATAATCTAGAAGTTTCTGTTTGTTGAAATCTATTTCTAATATACCCAACTAGTGGATGATATTCTTCTGTGTATGGTTTATCTGCCATTTAATTATGTTTTTTTGAATTGTCCTGTAGGCTCTACATCTTTAGATTTTTTTAATTGTTCTAATTCATCTTCTGTAAGTGTAGGATTAACAATACCTAATTCTTTTAAAGTTTCAAGATTATACTTTTTAAAACCTCTCATTTTTCTTGCACTAATATCTTGTTGAGATATATCAGCTACTTCCATTACTCCAGGTTTTTGTCTGTACTTATCAAATTTAGTAAATTTAGCATGCTCATTAAGAACATCTTTATCAGGTCTGATTGCCATGACTAGTAATCTCTAACTTCTGCTTTCTTAAAAATCGATGCGTCTACTTTTTCTTTTTTTCCTGGTCCGTCTGGTGCATT